TTAAACTTTTGTTAAATAGTCTCCGCATAACCATCCGCTAGGTGTTCTTGCCCAACCATTTTTCCATTCGTAAACAGTTACATGTGTTCCTTTTTCAAGACATCCGTCCTTATCCTTATCGTGTTTTTGACCATCTTTAGTTAATTCATCATGTCTTTTTCTACGATAACCAGTTCCTGGTCCTGTTCTTACTGATAGATCGCTTGCTGTAACTTCATATGTTCCTGTTGCTTGTTCACTTGTAGCTGGTTTAGCTGCAGGAGTTGGTGTTGGTGCTGTAGCAACAGTTCCATTTACAATTGCATCAAATGGAAAATTAGTTCCTGGACAATTAGTAGAACATACATCCATATGTTTTTGAACTTTAGAAATTCCATATTTATTTTTTAAATAAGCTACTAACTCTCTACCTGCATTGATTTGAGTTTGATTCATTGTTTCTGTCATGTATGAACCTTCAAAACAAATACCAATAGAATCACTATTAGAACCTTTAGCATGGCTTCCAACAACGCCTTCAGGTCTGCCTCTATAAATAGATCCATCTTTTCTAACAAAGAAATGATATCCAATTCCGCACCATCCATTTGCTAAATGCCATCTATGAATGTCATCTGCAGTACATGATTTTGATTCAGCATGATGTAAGATAATTCTATTAGTAGATTTTCTATTTGATAATTTCCCATTCCATTTGTAAGTTTTTTCAATAATATTCATTTTTTATTTCCTCCTTAATCTTCTACAAAAGTCCAATCTTCTGATAACATATCACTTTGACTTGCTAACCATCCTAGCTGTACACCGCTTGTGCCATGGAAAGCAATTGCTTTGTTGCCCATATCCACATGATCTACATTAATAACTTCATCATTAGGTGTTTTGAATGATACATTTGTAGCAAGTTCAATGTATTGGTCTTTACCGTTCCATCCTTTACGTTTTACTTTGAAGCCACGTTTTAGATATTTGACTGCTTCGTCAAATCCAAAAGTGGCCTCTCCACCTAATTCTGGGCAGTTTTCTTCATCAGCAAGAACCCATCCATCATCAAGAATATTAGACAACGTATAAATAACTCTTTCAGTTTCTCTAATATCCAATTCTTGGCCATCTTTGGTATGCATGATAACTGTTTTCTTTTCATCATCCCAATACCAATAGCCACCCCATGAAGGTAATTTTATTTTTTCTCCGTTTTGCATAAGTTTAAATGCTCTTTCAAATTTCATTTTTATTTTCCTCCTAGCTTGATGCATCTATTTTCAAATTTCTTATAAGCATCTAAATAAAGTTCTTTCTTATCTCCGTTATACGTACATTCGAAGTACATTCCATCTGGAAGAGATGTTGATGCTAAAGCTTTACTATTTTGCAATGCTTTGCAACTCCAAACAGCATAGACATCAAAATCAACTTTGCCATCCGTTTTATCAAGATGCTCCTCTGTGTATTCTCTAACTATTTTTTTACATAAATCTAAAAATTCATCTGAACCCATTTGTTTTCTCCTCCTTGTAATATAAAAGAGAGCTATTCGCTCTCTTCATCATCTCTATTTAGTTGTTCTAATGCGTTTCTAATCTTATTAGGAATTGGAATTCCAATGTTTGCTACATTTTCTAATAAACTAATCCCCTCATTTGCAATATAGAAATAACATACAAGCGTTCTGAATACCCAATTTCCAGTTCCTAAAATGCGATCTAACATTACACCAATGATTAATACAACTAAAATCATTAGCTTTTTAACTAAACCTTTGAAACCAACTTCACTGTTTAATTGATTGCTGATAAATGCGTATAATACACCAGTAACATAATCTAAAATCATAAATACAATTAAAACTTGTAAAGCTAAATCCCAACTACCAAATAAATAAGTAAAAAAAGTAGCAATGATTGCTACTAACGTATTAAAACATTTTTCCATCTTCTTCATTTTCCTCACCTTCTACAATATCAGTATCTTCAATTGGATCCAATTCAGTTGGAACATCCTCAACTTCATACCATTCATCAATGGTTTCTAAATCTTCATCTTTTAAAACACCTTTTGAATACCATTTAAGAGCATATTGTCTTACTTGGTATTCATCAGTGTTAATTTTCATTCCTTCTAATGTTTTCATTACAAAGCCATGTAAATTAAATGCCATTATAATTCCTCCTCACTTGTGCTTGTTATAATCACTTCTGCAAGTTCCTTAAATTTGTTGTCAATGTATGTTTTCGTATCTGCAATGTATTCTAAATCAACAATTGGATAAACATCACTCGCCTCAAACATTACATTTGTCGTTGTAACATACGTTTGAAGCTCCTTGAGTTGTGATAACAACTCTGCAGGTATATCTTCTTCAGTTGGTGTAGCAAGTTGATAGTAAACTGTAACTGGGTTTTGTTGTAAATAGGTTCTTAATTTTTCAACCGTATCCATTTTGTCAAAAGATAAGTAACAACTAATAGTGGCTGTATATATTTTATTATCATTTATTAGTAAATCATTGTTATATGATGTTGCAACTTGAAAGCTATCACATTTAGAATATTTAGTATATTTTTCAATCGAATTAATCGCATTATTGAACTGATACACATTGATATTTGTATTGCTAACCTTACTGATTTCTTCATCATCACTTCCATCAAAAGTTATTACACCAATATTTCTTATAATCTTACCTCTATCAATATCAATGTAATCATATACTGAATCGCTTAAACGATAGAGTGGTTTAGATAGAGTATAGTTGAATGATTGTTCTTTTTGATAAGAAACATCTATTAGTAACGGTATTTTCTTAAAAGCTATTATACCGCCTGTCCCATAATCTACACCACATTCTATAATTTTTTTACCGTTAGACATTAATTCATATTTATTATAAACGCCTTTAGTATTTATCGTTTTTGAATTCTCTTTTGTATTATCTTCGTATTTAAAATAAGCAGAGATACTATTAATATTACTATCATTAGGTATCATTGCTTCAAACGATAGTTTGTATTTTTTAGTTTGTTCTAATGATTGAATATTATAAAAAATGTCTTTTGCATGATATTGATTTTCTATTCGTCCATAGTAACCATCGTTTGAGTATTTGTAATATTTATCAAAATTAGTATCACTTACTAAATTCTTTCCAACAACCTTACCTTCAATTTTATCCACACCTTTTACTTCTTGAGGATATTCCGGACTTGGTGAAGGTTTGCCACCAGTATGTGGTTCGTAAGAGGTTGCAGTTGAACCAACTTCAAGTTGAATATCTTTAATTTCAATTTGACAGTTGTTACAAGTAAACATTAAGTTTATAGATTCAGTTGCAACTAATGTAAAAGTAGTTGATATGCTTTTGAAATTATTAAAGTCACCAGTGAAATAAACGTCCGTAATTGCATTATTTTCGCCTTTACCAACCATAGTGCGAAAATTACCTAAATTATCTATTGTTGTTAATTTCTTAATAACTTTATGTTTAAACGATAGTGTATAAGTGTTTGGTTGTAATTCGATTGAATTATTGTATGTGTTAATCCAACCTGAACTATAGTTACTAGAGCCAATTTCTGCTGATTGATAACTAGTATTCCATTGGGCATTTATAACACCATCAATAACACTGTTGATAATACCAGTTGAGGTAGGATTACTTTCTGAATTAATTTTACTAATATCAAACAAATTCTTCCCAGTAGTTTGAATTTGTTCACTGTTTCCTCTGATAATCATATTGTTCAATCTTCTATTTGAACTATCATTGATTTGAGCATATCCATCTTCGGTAGTTACTTTTTCAATAATACCATTTGCTGTACCGTTGATTGCCAAAGCATCTTGTGAAGCTTGTTCCATGTACTGTTTTGCTAGATCACGTGCATCATTTGTTTTCTTGACATTTTCATCAATAGTGCTCAATCCTTTTTCAATTGCCTCTGCGCTGTTATTGAATACCCTTTTGATTTCGTTCATGTTTTCAGCAGTAATCTTATATTTGTCATCCTGCCCTTCTTGACGATAATCCACTTTGTTAGCATAGGTAATTCTTCCTATTGCCATATCTAATCACCCTCTTTAATGATAGAAGATAAATTCATAAGTTCCTGCATAGTTGGATTGAACTTGCTCACTTCTTCAAGAGAAAGCTTGTCAACTTCAATATCAATATCAAGTGATAATAATTTCAAATAATCTTCATTGTTTACATCTAATGAAATATTTCCTTTATCATCTTTTTTGCCTTTTTCTTTGATAAGCGATTGTACTTGATTATTAAATAATGCATAAGCTTCATCTATCTTCTTTGTATATTTTGCTAACTCCCACTTTAAAGCAATATCACTTTGATGATTTCCTAAACTTAAAAGAGCTGAATTAACAGCTCCTAAATCTTTATTTTTTAATGTGATCATATTTCTATTCTCCTAAAAGTTCATCTTCGATTTTACGCATTTCAGCAGTAAAGGCATCTTGTTGCTTTCTACATTCTTCAATATCAGCTTTATAAAGCTCTCTATTGATGATTGCTACATTTGTACCACCAATCATATTTCCTGCGTTATCAAAGCCTTGTGACAAGTTCATGACGATTTTACCATCTTCGTTTTTTACTTCACCTTTGTAGTTTCTAGTGTGTTTAATAACTAATTCCATTTTCTTCTAACCTTCTTTCTAACGTGTCTACTTTTGCTGATAATTCTTGAATTGCTTTTGAAAGTAACGGAGTTATCGTATTGTTACATACTTGATACATAACAGAGCCATCATCTTGTTCGATAGGAATGACATATTCATCATCTATTTGTTTAAGTTCTTGTGCGATATATCCACACTTTACATGGCCCTCTTTGTTCGTCCAATCAAAATCAACATGTCTTATTGCATTTACTCTATCTAAAGCATTAATAGAGGTATCAACTATATTTTGTTTCAACCTAGCATCTGAAAGCCATACAGAAATTCCCCATCTCGTGGAGTTAACTGTTGTAATTTCAACGTATTCTCCATTGGAACGAGGAACCCATTTTAACCAGTTTACATAATCTGACATAACACCCTGCCATACAGCATCACTTGTTGAATACATAATAGGCGAGTTTCCAGCAACCATAATAGTAGATAACGATAGCCTTCCACCATATGAGCCTAATGTAGATGCGTTACTTCCGTCTATTTCAATCCCGTATTCATCAATGGATAAGAAGCTATCTTCCTCACCTAGAACTTTAAAGTGAATTCCAAGTCCTCCGGCCCCAGTATCTTGAATTCCATCAATATGAATACCTGTTTCATTAAGCTCAAGAGATTGTCCATTTTCAATATTTTTAAAACTGATTGCTGAACCAGTAATCTTTGAACCGACGATATTGCCAGTAACTGTAAGGTTTCCTTCGTCGTCCGTGTAAAATACTTTTTCTTCTGATGCATTGGTAATATCCAAAGCGCCATTTTTGATATGTGCTCCTTTGTTGTCTAATGTAAAAGAAGTAGTTGAAATTGCATCATCCTTGCTTAGCTGTTCATTTACAGCTAAAACGATATTTTTAGGTTGTAAAGCAATTTCGGTGTTGTTTACCCTACTTTCAACAGTTTCTATCTTTTCGATAGCACCATTGACGTTTTTTTCAATAGTTGTTGTCTTTTCTTCTTGATCTACAGCTTTCAAAGATAGAGTATTAACAGTTGACTCGATTTCAGTATACTTCTCTACTGTTTGATTGACTGTTGCTGTTATCTTATTCAAAGAGTCTTTGCTATTTGAAACATCTTCTTCAAGAGTATCAATATTTCCATTAATACTTGAAATATCACTGTTGATTGTTCCAATACTTTCAGCGTTTTTAGAAATATCTCCTTTAGCACCCGTCAAGTCACTAGAGATATTTGATACATTTTGAGTAATCGTAGCAACGTTTTCCTCCGTGTGTGCTGTTCTTATTGTCAAGCTTTCGATAGTTTCGATTATTGCACTATAGTTGTTTTGAGTTTCAATGATTTTAGCTTGTATGCTATCTTCATTTGTAAATACTCTTTCATTCATACTATCGACATTTAAGCCGATAGTATCCATTTCTTTCTTCAATCCATCAACATTTGTCGTGATGCTGATTGTATCTTGTTCTTGCTTTTCTACTTTAGCTGTTAATGTTTCAATAGTTGTTTCAATTCCTGCATATTGAGTAATAAGAACTTGAACATTGTCTCTGATCGTACTCATATCGTACTCAAAGCCCGTTGGAGTTGTTCCAAACTCAACTTTAGGATTTGAAGCAACAGCTCTTTCAGCATTGACATCTACAATCATTCGCAAGTTAGAAACACTTACAATATCTTCATCTTCGAGCTGATAATGTGCCCAAATTCTCTTATCGACATTGTTCGTGCTTGTCTGTAATAAATATTGCAGATCATACTGTCCTAAATACCAGTATAAAGAATATGTCTTTTTGACATCATTTTTATAAGTAACATCAAATTCAACACCGACTCTGTTTCCTAAACTCAAATATCCATTCAAAACATAAACGGATAGAGAAATAACAATATCCTTACCTTTTAGATAATTTTTAGTAATTCCTAAAGATGGAATGGAATAAGTTGCTCTTTCTAAATCCTCGCTTGTTTTAATCAATGAATACTCGCAATTGTCAAAGATATTTCCACTTCCTGCTTCAATTAAATATACACTTTGAGTAATCTTTTCTAATTGAGCTGTAATATCTTTGCTAGAAATGACTAATTGTCCGACCTCACTTTTTGTATCATCAATATCTTTAGCAACGATATCTAATTTTAATTTTTCTTGATCTTGAGTTATCTGTAATTTTCTAATTCTTGTTGAATTGGTAATTTTTTTAATAACACGTTCTTCGTTTTTTGTTGGAGTATTTCCATCAACTTCACTTATAGAAAATTCTCCACCTTTATATGTGATAGACAAATCAGTAACCATAAAATTGAATTCATCATTATAATTTACTAAACATCCTGGTAACAAGTTATCTATTGAAATCATTGATATGCTTTTTGTTGAATAAAATGTTAATCCATTTAATTGATCATATAGTTTATCAATCAAATTTTGTTCATCTGTTAAGTATAAATTATTAGAATCTAGAAATATGGTATTACCCGCTGTATCCCCTTTTTCTAAAGGGTTTAAGCCATTTTCATAGTAAATTCTAGACACGCAGTACAATTCATTTTTTTCATAGTTTGTTAACGTATCAGTTTTAGCAAACGCATCCTTAGTCACTTGAACAAATTCAAGTGAGCCTTTACCGCTTGCAAATACATTTGCTCCGAAAAGCTCAGCAATCCATCCTAAGTAGTTTCTAATAACAATGGTGTTATCGTACCAAGAAACTTCTTTTTCTAAGATATACGCAGGAATATTGGTCCTTATAATAGAAAGACCAGTCAGCGTTTCTATTTCATCTAACTGGTCTTTAACCGTTACTGGATAAGATAATTGAGTTGTATATGGAGCATCCAATTCATAATTGTTATCATATAATTTTAAACTTAATGACTTTGTATATTTTTCGGGTTGGTCGTAAACCTTAAAATATCTTACTTCACAATTTTCATTTTCTTGTACTTCCCAATACTTGGTTATATCCAAATCATCAAGAATACCATCATAGTTATCAAATTTAAGATTTAACTGCATAGTAGGTACATTTCCAATAATATAGCCATCAGCAAAAGCAACTGATGATTTATACTCTATAAGTCTATGTGTTACATCTAAATCTCCATATTTTATAAACATTTTCTACACCTCAATCAAAGCAAAAGAAAAAGACTGAACTTTTAATCCCGTCTTTGTTCTTATATAATTATATTTTTTATTTCCGGCATACATCTTTTTCGTGCCCCTAATTCCATGATCAGGAATATACAACTCAACATTGAATTCAGTAGGAGTAACAGCATTTAAAATACTAATGACATCAACAAATGTCTTTAAATTCCATGTCAATGTTACTTTTAACATATTGGATCTAATTCTATTTCTTCTTAAAACACCTGTAGCTATAGGTCTCACACTATCTCCATCCAAATCCTGTATTTCAACACTGATATCAGAAGGTGTAGGTAATAATACACCATTTGCTTTTATTTTAGCTTCATCAGCCATTTTCCTACACCTCCTTAATAATCAAATACTGGCTTACCAGTTTGTGCTTCATATTCTTTGATATTATCAATCACCATTCTAGTTAAAACTTTACCATTTTCTAAAACTAAATTGATAACATAAGTACCTCCATTACCATTATCAACTTGTGGCAATCTTTCAAAAATCTTTTGAGCAATTAAGTCTAAACCTCTAGTATTTCTTTGTAGAGGGATAACTGCTTCAGTTCCTGCTTCCCCAAAGATTGCAGGAGTTGCTTTTGAAACAACTGCACCTTCAGCCAATTTTGGAATTTTTGAAATATTAAATCCTTTTCCACCGATACCTGGAACCCAATTAGGAATTTTAATTTTATTTAATCCACCGATAAAACTGTTGATTCCACTAATGATTGCATTAATAGGCGCTTTAAATATTCCAGCAAAACCACTAACTATATTGCTAAAGATATTCTTAACACCATTCCATGCTCTTGCCCAGTTTCCAGTAAAAACTCCACCAACAAAGTCAATGATACCACTTAACACACCTTTTATTGTATTCCAGATAGCTGTTACTGTAGAGCAAAATGCATTAAGAGGTACACCTAATAAGCCGAATGCTTTTGTCCAATCATTCGTAAAACCTACTTTTAAGAAATTAGCAAATCCTTCAAAGATTTTTCTAATGCCTTCCCAACAACGTTTTTCGTCACCAGTGAACACACCAACAAAGAAATCAGTTAAGCCTTGGAACATTTCAATAACATTAGGAATTAATTCATTGATTAAATCTCCCCATGATTTGAATGTATCACTGAACGATCCAACGATAAAATCAACTAATGGTGATAACACATTATCCCATACCCAATTAATAGCATCACCTATAGCTTGGATACCTGGTTTCCATGTATTCCATACTTCTAATATTCCTGATAATGCAATTGATAATACGCTTACTAGGAAGTTTGCTAATGGAGCTAGTACATTTTTCCAAAGTGATAAGGCAATCGTAAATACTGCTTCTACTGCTTTGACAAATGTTTTAGCAAGGAACATTGCTATTGGTACAATAATTGTATTGAATAGATCCAATAGAAAATTAAATATTGGTACTAAAATACTCTTATAGAAATTATCTAATATACCTGTTAATTCACTAATAGAATTATTTACTAATTGTCTAAAACTATCACTTGTTTGATATAAATACACAAGTGCAGCTGTGACTGCAGCTACTATTGTTGCAAAAAATGCCGCAGTACCTGCCGTAGTTCCAAATATAGCCTGGAATCCTACAAGTACGCCACTTCCTTCAGTAATGCTACCCACAAAGACTGAAACAGCGGTTGCTAACCATTGAAACGGAGCAATTAGTGCACCAATAGCTGCAGTAATCGCTCCCCAATTCATAATTGTTTCAAATGTCAATAACCCTGCTCCTATCCCAGCAAGAAGTGCTATGATAACAGGACTATTTTCTTTTATCCAATCTTTAATTGAATTCAATTTCTTGAGTACTTTATCTACTGCTTTATCAACACCACTTGTATCGGGTTCTCCAAAAGCGTTATCCCAATCAATAGAGCCAACATCATAGCCTCCGCCACCAGCTCCACCAGCCCCGCTTCCACCTGAACCACCTGAGCCTGATGAATCACTTGCGCTGATTGTGTTGATTTCATCAAAGGATGCTAAAGAACCTAAGGCCTTTGCCGTTTTCTTGGCTTGACCCTCAGTACCTTTCAATGACTTATTTAAACCACCAGTTGAAGCTGTAGCTTTTTTAGCTGAATCACCTGCAGCAGTAAATCCAGCACTTGCTTGTTTAGCTCCACTCTTTTTACCAAATAATTTACCAAAAACTCCTGCGATTACATTTGCTAATGTAATCAACTTTCCAATAATCATATTGATCACTTGAATGACTGGTGTTAATACAGCAATCAATCCATTACCAATAATTCCTAGTAATTGTTTGAACTGTTCTTGTAAGATACGTACTTGATTGGCCCATGTTCCACTTGTTTTAGCAAAGTCCCCTTGAGCCATTGATAATTGATTCAATACAAAATTGTATCTCAAAGTAGTTAATTCAGCTTGTGACATATCGCTTACATTCTTACTGATTCCTTGGCTTAAAGCATATGATTGTAAGTTTGTTTGTGTCATGACGATACCTAAATCTTTTAATGTTTCAGTTTCACCAGTAAATACTGATTTCAATTTAATATCAGCTAATTCTTGAGAAATATTATAGAAAGAAGCAACATCACCTGATAGACCAGCTAATGTTATTGCCATATCACTTGCTTTTTCTTGTCCTAGCCCCATACCTGAAGCCATGGCCATATAAGTTGATGCTGTCTTTTTAGCTGAGAGTTCACTCATACCAAACTGTTGAATTGAATTTTTAGCAAATCGCTCGGCTTTCCATGCCATATCGCCAAATGCTGTATCAACTACGTTTTGTACTTCTGTAATATTTGAAGCAACTTCTATAGCTTCTTTCCCTAATTTGTATAAGCCAAATCCTGCAGCTACTTTAGCAACCATGGATTTAATACCACTTACGGCTTTGCTAATTCTTCCAGTAGAACTTTCAATACTACTTGCTGATGTTTTAGCTTCATTTGTTGCATTTTTCAATGCATTGCTGAACTTACTCGTTTCAGCTGAGATGATAACTTTTAATTCTTCTAATGTCTTTTTAATCATCTCCTTTAAATTTCTTATTGTAACTGTTAGCAAACCTTAATCTTCTTGCTTTAAAGCTTTCAAATTCATCTTGTTCTTTTTGGATATAGTATTCTTTCTTTTCATCTTCAAATAAATCAGGATAGTAATCCCATATTTGTTTGATGTCACTTTCACTTGCTTTTTCTTCACTGAATATAATACTAATTCCTCTTAATAACTGATCAGCAAGATTGTGATTATGGATTGCTATTTGTTTTTGTTTCATTCTTTCTTTTCTTCGGTAGGATTCAATATAATCTCCTATTTCTAGTACCGAAGACTCCCAAAATAAAAATGAACTAATATCACAATCTAATGCAATTGGATAAAGTTCATTTATTAAATCGGTTAAAAATTCATATTCTACATTAGCTCCTTCGCTTCCACTAGTTTCTTGTCCATTGTGTCCGCTTGAGCTCGTGAGAAAAAACCACTTACTTGATAAATTGGTAAAAATACATCTGTCATGAATGACATTTGTGTTCCACCTTCCTCACAGTATTTATCAAACATTGTAATTACATCATCTTCTTTGATGCCGTGTTGAAACTTTTTCAATGCACCATGAGTAATAAGTAACATTACTTTTAATGGTGGCAATGCACCTTCTTCAGCATTAGAAACAACTGTTAAAAGATTAACTCTTAATTTTGATTCTAAATTAACAATTTCAGAAGTACTTAATTTTAATTTGTATTCTTTTCCATCTACTTTCCAAATAGCATAAGGCTTTCTTTTAGGGGTTTCTTCAACTGTAACTTCAACTTCTTCTAATTCACCACTTAATGCCCCCATTTAATTTCTCCTTTCTATGCAATTTCAGGATCTGTAATTTCAAATGCTGATGACAATGCAATATTTAAATCAAATTCAATAACTCCATTAACTCCACCACCAGTACGTTTAACTGAAACTTGACCTGTGAACTCAGTAGTTGTTCCATCTTTTAATGTTTCTTTAAAAGATAGATTTTCTCCTGATGCTTCATATGCTCTTAATACACGATAAGGGCTGTCTTTTGCTGTGTTATCATATTTGAATTTATAAGTAATATCCCCTGGATCTCCAATACCCATTTCATACATTTTTTGAGTATCATCTAAATCTGTATTTTCAACTTTTTCAGGATCTACACCGATTTCAGGAATTTCTTTTAATCCTTTTAATTTTGTATAAGTAGTTACTGTTTTGCTTTTAAATTCTAATTTAGCACCATTCGCTAACATACATTTTCCTCCTTGACTTTTTAACTTGTATGATAAATAAACTGTTTATCACAGTCTATAATTGCTTCATATCTCATTTGTTTATGTTTTAAACCGCTAGGATCAGGAACATCCGAACATGACGTTCTTAAAAAACCTAAACCTGCCATTACTTCATCTACATCACACGCAGTTTGTGATGTGCTTTTATTATCCCAAATATCAATTCTATATCGAATGAACGAGGATTGTTCTTTATCATCAGTAAAGTCAGCTACTTTATTTTCTTCCTCGACATACTGAACCGCAGGCAAGTCGGCCCAGTTTTGAGGATAAGCATCACTTACATTCTTATTTTTTTGAGAAAGTCCTTTATAAACAATGTCTTTAACATTAATCATTTATTACATATCTCCTTTAGCTTTTTTCTAAATAATCTTTCAGTATTTTTTGCTATTGCTTGTTCTTGATCATGAAGTGCAGGATACATAAAAGGTCTAGCCATTTGTCCTCTTGTACCATAACCAATGACATCTCCGTTTTTATAGATGATTTTAAAACCATATCCTTCAGCTTTATCAATTGGCATTGCATCTGCAGGTATCATCCAACCTGTTTGCTTATATTTAGGACTTACTTTAGGTGATATTCCTTGATGATTAGCTTCTCCATTAGGGCCAGTACCAAATTCATAATAAGGTGCATACTTTGAATTAGTGTATACAGTAGAAGAAACCATATCTTCTTTTACTTCGTTTTTAACTCTAACTGAACGAGCTAAAGCACCCGTATCACTTGAAATCAAAAGCTTTGCTTGACTTTGGACAATTACCCCTGCTTGTTTAACTGCTCTCATAGTTACTTCTTGTCCTGCACCTGAATCTAGTTCAGATAATTTTTTTATGAGGTTATTAAAATCTTTATTTGTCATATTTTCTCAATTCCTATAGCTTTAAAACGCTTCAATTTTTGGATGCTGACAACTTTATAAGCAACTCCCTCATAATTTATCATGTCGTGTTCTTTAATCTCTAGAGAGCCATAATAATGCATATTCAAGATACCGTTTACGCGCATACCATACAGTTCAACTTGAAGTTTAGAAGATGCGGGCCATATAAGAGCTACATCTTCATTTGCTTCATTACTATAGGATTCAATGACATTGCCCTCATTATCTTTTACAGCACTGTATGTTTTAATTTGAAACCTTTTGAGACTTCTTTTTTTCATCTTTCAATCTCCTTGCCATAGCTGATAAGCGATAATTGGAAATACCTGAAAGAATTTCATCTTCACTTTGATAACTTTCACTCTCTCCACCCTCGCTATAAGATGCAAGCCCCTCGTTTCCTTGACGATTGTAAAGTGCAATGGCCAATTTCAAAACATAATCATTGAGATCATCAATCAACTCACTTCGATTGGTTTTTGATAATACAGTATTTTGAGATTTTAAAAGAAAAGAAGAAACCAATTCTTCATCAGTTTCTCCTGTTAGTTTTTTAAACTGCTCTTTTAATTTATCCATTTTTCTTTTCTTTGATTACTGCAATCAATTCATCTCTTGTAAGTGAGTCTGTATTTTCAATTCCTAATTCTGTTGCTAATGCTTTTAATTCATCAACTTTCATTTTAGATAACGGCTTATTTTCAGGAGCGTTATCATTTGCTTTTGAAGATGAAATTTCTTTGTAGCCTAAGGCTTTATATTTTGCTAACATTTCATCTTCGATAATTCTTTCAACATTGCTATTGATAATAGTTTTCATCAAAAAGACCTCCTATTACGCAGCATCTTTAATATTTAAATAAATTAATGGTAATGTATTGTCTTTTGTCCAAACATCATGGAAACGTCTATAATCCATTGCCCATGCATCAGCTTTTTGGTTTGTATTAGGATCAAAGATACGCATTTTGTCTTGTTTAGAAACCGCAATCGCACCTGGTTTAGGAATAATCATAAAGTTGATATCTTTTGCAGTTGTACCTTTTGCGTATCCACCTACTTCTTGACCAGATGTTTTTCCATCGTTCATTTTGATAGAAGTATACATACGATTTTGAGGTGTTTCGATGATTGCACATTTATCAATTGCTGGAACTGTTAAATCAATTCCACCGATTGAAATTGTTGCTGTTTGCATTTTTGTTGATAAGAACATTTCTAGTTCTAACATAACATCTCCAGTTGCATGGATGATTAAATCACCGTTATATCCTGCATCTCTGATTTTTTTAATACCAGTTTTCATTTTTCTTAAAATAGTTGATTCTGCAGGAGTATATCCATATTCAATCATTCCTGTTTTGTTAGCTGTAATAACATCTGTTGCAATTTTTGATAATCGATATGCATCGATTTCAGGAACAACATGAACTCTTTGGAATTCTCCCATAACGGTTGAAGCAGTTGCGACAAAATTAGTTTCATCAACATCTACTGCATCCAATGAAAACTTACGTCCACGATCTTGTGTCATTTTTCTTGTTTCATATTCTAATGTTACAGAGCCTTGTGTATATCCATTATCTCTGTCATAATCTCCTAATCCTTGTAAAGACATTTTAGGAATTTTAATTTCAGCACCACCATTATAGATTACATCTCCTGCATTTGCTTCCATCCATCCTGTTAATGCTTCGTGCATAGCTACTTTATCTAATGTTTCTTGAAATAAAGTAGCTGTTGCTAATGTGTTAATTGCCATATTTTATTACCTCCTATTTTCCCATCATTTTTTGATAAACTAATTCTTCATCAGTTAATTTAGCATCTTTAGCTTTTTTAATTGGAGCATTGCCTTTGATTTTTTCTTCAACTGCTTTTTCTACTGCAGTTTGAAATGCTTTCTCTACAATTTCAATGCTCTTTTTACAAGATTCAGCATCAGTTAAATTAAGAATTTCAGCTAGTTCAGTTGGAATTCCTTTATCAGCTAATTGAACTTTTGCTTGAGCAGTCAATTCTCTACGAGTAATTGCAGCTTCTCTATCATCTAATTCTTTAATTCTTTTTTCTTCCTGATACTTTTTCTTTTCTTTTTCGCTCATTGTTTCTAATTTTTGAGCTTCAGTTTTTTCATCTTCTAAATGTTTTTCCCAAGCTTTACGTTCTTTAGCAATTCTTCCTTGAACGATTTTATCTAATTCTTCTTGGGTAAAAGTTTTTGTTTCTTGGCCACCTTCTCCACTATCTTGATTATCTTGGCCAGTTCCTTGATCATCATCATTTCCTGAACCATCTCCAGAATTATCATCAGCAAATAATTGAATATCTAAAGGAAACATAAATTTCTTTTTCATAAATACCTCCAGTTAAAGTCCGTAAGACTATCCCATCTTTTAATGTCGTAAGTTTTTGGACAATAAAAAAAGACAATTTCAAACTGTCTATTTATTAGGTTTATTTTCTTTTATTTCTTCTACAACTTTCGCATCCAACAACTCTTTTATGCGATTAGCATCATTGACTTCAAATACATCACCAGCATACCTAACGACACCTGTATTTTTATCAATCATATTGCGAATAACTTTAAGTTTTGCCATATTTCTTCTTGTTCCTTTCTAATGATTTGGTTTTAGATTTTGGTGGTGGTACATAACAGTCGTATTTTTCATATCTAACATGGCCACAAATCATACACATATATTGAATTTTCTTAACCAAACAACTTCTCTTTTTATCAAAGTATTGTTCAGTACGATACTCAAATTCTTGGTGGTGATGTGGTCTTAATCCTTCAGCCATAAAATGCCTCCTTTCTTTAAATTTGGGTAAAAGAAAAACCGACTATTTGTCGGCTTCATCTCTAAATGCATCTTCATAATTTAATTTTCCTGAATTTAAAACGAAATCCCTATCTCGCTTCATTTCTTCTAATTCTTCTTGAGTTTCAACATGTTCACCAACAATAATTTGGTCAACATTCTCATATGTTTGATAAAACATGTAATTTACACCATCATTTAGCGTTGGGTACAATTCAGCTTCAATAGTTGCTAATGCCAAAGAAACTTGTAATGCAAACAAAGGGTCACCATCAAATGAAGGACCTAAATCATTTAAATGGAACATGCCAACTGATTGATCATTGCTATTAAGATACGTCAATTTTAAATCATGTTTAAGACTAGCATATTCATTTGACATTTTTATCACCCTTTTCTTTTTTAATGATTTTGTTTTTCATGTTATTTAACGATTCTTTTGTATAATTTCTATATACCCAAGAGTTATTATCTTTTCCTGATACAATGTTTATATTAATATTTGCATCTATAACTTCTTGTTTTCCTATAAGTTCATTATACACTGAATTACAACTAAAACACATATCTTTTTGAGATAGAATATAGATTTCTTCTTCTTTTAATTCACCTTTCAATACCTGATCATAAATATATTCAAAAAACTTATATTCCGTATCATACTCTCTTGTATAATCATTTTCATGACCTTTATACGGAACAAGTTTAGTATGCGGATGCAATCTTTTTGTTACTGGTGATGTTATTAATGTGCTTTTATCACCTTTATAATTGTTGAAAACATCTTCATTTGTACTTGATATTCTACTAGATGCAATAAAAAAATCATCTCCAATTTTCATTGATGCAACATTTCCTTTGCTAGCTCTCGTTGTCATATATTTATCTTTTGCAACGAATGCCTCTTTATCAAGCTCTAAAATAGTTTTTGCATCAACAGTTCCATAGTCAACTTTATAACGATTAACCGTCCTATAATTATATTTTAGATCATTCCATTGTTCTACATTTTTGTATTTCAAATCTTGAAATTTAGATAGTGATGAAGGCATATTTTCTTTACCTAAAACATCCAAATATTTTTTATACTGTTTTCTATCATTCGATAAATTCTTTGTTTTCTTGATGAAAGTATCAACAGTATCTACACCATGTGTTTCTTGTTGCCTTTTTAACCACTGATCATAGTTCTCTTTAACGTCAACAACTTCATCTCTACCAGTAATAGGATTACGTTGTCTTTTCTTCATGGCATCAGTAACACCCTCAATATATGGAATCATATGAGAACGGCAATTAGGATGAAGTGGTGGAACATTAACACCAACTTGTGCTTTTGATATTTCAACGATACTTCTATCATGTTGCTGACAAACTTTTGATGTTCTACTGTCATGTACTGCAATAAACATTTGTTTGTCGATACCAGCATCCTTAAAAGCTTGTTGATCAGCAAATGCTGACATTGCAGCACTTTCGGTTTGAACTAATCGCCTTGCTTGATAAGCACCAACAGCAAACTTATTCATGATAGTATCAGCCATTTCCTTTTCGGTTTTATTTGTTAATACACCTAGCATCATTTCATCTTTCAATGAATCAGCTAATGTGCTTGTATTGTTCCAAATTCTATCAGAATAGTTTTTACCGCTCCACTTAGACTTTAGTGTCTTATCAATCAAACTTGCATCTAATTTATCAAATTGGTAGGCAACATTCATACCTTGTTGAAGATTATAAATATCTTTGTAATAAGCATTAAAAGCACTGTTGATATAACAATCAGTGCTCTTGTTTTTTCCGATATCATAGACTTCTTTCATCAGATTATCTAACTGACTTTGCATATTTTCAAGTCGTTTTATTCTATATTGATAAGCTGGAGCATCGAGTCTTTTTAATAATTCCTCTCTTTGCTGATTAGAGACGTTATTTTTCAACAACCTTTTTAATTCATTATAATCATGATCATTTACCATTGTTGAAAGTAATTTTTTCGCTTCTATTTCTGATAATCCATAATTGCTTTTGTATTTTTCGAATATTCCTTCTATTTGATTTTGAGTATAAACACATGCCTTGCTGTATACGCTAGAAATATATTCACTGGATACTTGAGCATCATCTAATATATCAACAAGTTTTTCTTCTTGTCGTTTCTTCCAATATTTCTCATTTTTCATATCAGCCAAACCATTTAATTAGCTTTGCTAGGATTTTGTTTAGAATCTTTACTATTGGAAGCATCATCTTTTGTTTCATCATTGTTTTCCTCATCTTGATTGAATGGTGTATCATTTTGAGATTTAAACATTTCTTGTTGAAGTTTAATGTTTTCTTCATTCTCTTGCTTTACTTTTTCAACTTCACTAGTTGCATCTTCAACAAAAGGAAGTTGTTCAATCAATGTTTCAGTTGAAACTTTACCACTTAAATCAGCTATCATTTGAGCAAGTTCATTTAAATTTTTAGGAAGCTTACGAGTAAATGTGATTTTTACATTGTTAGGATTGACAGCAATAGCTTTAAGATTCAAGTAATTACAAAATAGTTCAATTCTTTTTTTTAAACCTTTCTTGTAATACTTTTCCTTTTCTCCTGTAATCATTTGTAAGCCAAGTAATTTATATTCCATGGCCACTCCTGAACTGTTACCAACAAAATTTTCATCAGTTAAATTGGGAACATGAGAAAATGTATAGATATCTTCTTTGATTGCTTTTCTTAAAACTTCCATACCGTTTTCATCAAAAGTTCTAGAAATATATTCAGCTCTCGCATCTGCAGGAAGTTCCAATAATCCGTTTTCTTTTAAGATTTTCATTACCTCACTTACTTCTTCAGCATCATCACCCATCAATGATCCATAAACAACAAGCAATGCTTCAACAAATTGTTCTTTGTCATTAACACGATCACTCATTAACTTGTTGTAAGCATCAATCAATGATATTTGTTGTTCAAAATCACCGATACATAATTTGTTATTACGATATTCAATAATTGGAACATTTCCAAAATAATGAGGTACTGGTTTATTAACCATTTGATGTTTTTGACCACTGCACTCAAGTATCATTGTATTAACATAGTTCTTTGTACAAACAGTAGCGCGATAGCAATACTTACTTGTAATTGCATCTTTGTAGCGATAATAATAGACACCAAACAAAAGATTTTGCTCAATCGTATCATCATATACAAGAAATGTATGATCAGCTTCTATATTTCTTAAAGCAATTTCAGTAGTATCTTGTTTGATGTAAACATATTCATAAGCAACACCACAAACACTCATATCATGCGCATTATCACTATCGACATCATCAACATCTGCTCTATCAAAAGCTTCCGTTAATTTATCAATATTTTCCTGTCCCTCATCATCAAAACTCGCATAAGAAATAGGACTGTTCATAAAATAACCAGTAGCGGTATCACTGATATCTTTAGCATGATTACACACAATACGATTGTTTGCTGATGTCTTTAGTTTTTTTCTTCTATGTCTTATATCATGATTTCCTTCATAATATCTTTGATTTTTTTTTATTCTTCCAACTAATGTACGGTGTTTAGTAATCAGCTGTTCTATTTGAATCATATTCAGTTGAGTTTCATCATAAGTTGTACTATCTATTGTGAACATGTACATATGGGTACCTCCTAATTTTCATATCTAGCACGGTTCTTGCCTGCTCTAGCTTTACTTTGGATAATGTCGGCTTCACAACCATATCGTGCAGCATCAATTGTATGGTTATTTTTATCAGGAAACTCACCTTTAAGATTTCCCTCTTTATCTTTTTCAATTTCATAATCATTAAACTCCCTTGAAGCATTTGGACAACGAATTGGATCTATAATAATTTGTTCTAAATCCTGTAACCATTTGATACCATTTTCTACACTGTCAGGTCCTTTCTTTGCTCCAGTTACTTTTAATCCTAATAACTTAAATTCGTTGATTGTACGTGGTTCAGCACTATCACATGTCACTAATTTATTTAACGGATTTAATCTCTTGATTTTCTTAACCGCTTTAGCGTTGGAAAGACGAGTGCCATATACTTCTCCAAAAATAAAAAGACGTCTTCGCGTCTTGTCATAATGCATTTTTAAATAAGCTAATGGATCTCCTGCATATCCAAAGTCCAAACCATTTTTCAATCTATCAAAGGTTTGTATTTCTTCATTTGTTATTTCTCTAATCAAAAGATTAGTAAATACTTCTCCACCTGTACCAGTAACTTCACCCAAGTAATCGTGATTATACTTTTCAGGATTAATTTTTTTCATGTGCTCAGCTTCAATTAGAAACTGTTCTCCAAGCCATTCTTTTGGAGCTTGAAGATAAGTTGTGTGTGAAACTAATGTATCAGGACGTTTGATAAGAACTTGTTTATTACACCAATTTCTTTGACTTTCAGGCGGGTTGAATGAATAAAATACACAATATTCAGGGCCACCACGAAGCAATGACTGATTGATGTTCGTTATCTTGTCATAACTTTCAAATTCATCACATTCTTCATACCACACATACTTGATATATCCTATAAAAACTTTAGTTGATTTAAGCTTTTTAGGATTATCAGCACCTTTAAAAATGATAACCTGGCCAGTAGGTTTATACGTCATTTGAAGCTTAGAATCAGGAATATCCCAATCATCTTCAGCTTTCAACATGTAAATGGCCCATTTGATTTGCTCATAAACTGAACCTCTCAACGTGTCTTTTACACGTCTAATAACAACCGCATTGCTCATCAGTCCTTTTTGTGCATCACGCATGATACCCAAAGGAATTTCAGTACCAATACATGAAGATTTAAGAGAACCTCGGCCACCTTTTAACCAGTAATGCGTATAATCATTGTTTTTAATATGTTTATGTACATCATAAAACGCAGGACCAATAATTGATTTTAAACTAACCTTCATCTATATCATCTACAATCACCGTTTTACCATTTGATGTAATATCAACGTTGTCTTTAAACATACCAAAACGTTTACCAAGTAATTCAGCAGCCTTTAACCGTTCCTTTTCATCAGGCGGTTTAGCAACGACTTCTTGATAACCATCACCAGCTAGAGCAAGAACATTTGCTTTACTCGTTCCTCGCATAACTGATGTCAGATATTCCATGACTTCTTGAATATCAGCAGTATTTTCATTGTGTATTTCTTCTAGTCGTTTATTGATGTATTCAGCAATATCTTTTTGTTTCAAAAGCTTATTTGCTCGAACACCTGCAGCGTTATCAGTTTTAATGTTTTTATATATAGCTCTATAGGCACGTGTGCCATTTAGATCAATTAAATATTCATCACAAAACAGTTTTTGTTTTTCAGTCATAATGACACACCTCCTTTGTTTACTGTTGGTCGCAGGACTAGGAGTCAAACCTAGAATACAAGCTTAAGAGACTTGCGTGATATCTTTTCACTATCCTGCCTTGTTTTGGCTAAAAGAAAAAGCAACCGAAGTTGCTTAATCATCTATATCGTATTCTAATAACGATTTTTTTTCAAAATACTTTTTATTGTCTGGATCCAATTGATTATTCAAGTAAAACTTTTCCCCAAGATTGTAGATTTCTTTGTCAATATTAAAAGTAGTATTTTCTAAATTTATAGTTTTATTAAAAATCATATTTAAAGCCGCTATGCCAAGCACAATAACAACTCCGGTTATCGCTGCTATATAAATTTCCCTAGATGCTTTTCCCATTTTTACAACTTCAAAAACCAAATATACTTCCATATAAATTATTGCAGCATATACTAATAACGTTGATCCAAAAAGAATACGCTGCATACGAATATTTTTTCTTTTTTGTTCTCTTAAAGCTCTAATTCTTAAATTTATAAATTGTTTTTTTCGCATAAAAAATGTCTCCTTTTACAAAATTGTACAATATTTTTTTCTTTTTGCAAAGTATCACATGCGAAAAATAAATCTATATTAAAATAAAAAGCCCCTGAAACAAGAGCTTTTCAAAATAGTTCATCATAGGGAAAAATCAATCGTGAATGAATCAATACAAAGTACTGGCATCATGGATACCTCTTTCTTTTTAAATTCACATTACTATAATAACACATATTTTATGTTCATCACATATCATTACATATCATCTTTACTAGATTTCTAATCGTGTTTGAGAATTAACCAAATCTATCTTTAATTTCATGTTATTATCAGAAGTCCATGTTGTTAGATAGTTAACCGCATTCTCAAAGTCAGTTATCAAACAATCCCTATAGCTTGAAATATTGAAGTATTGCTTAAAATCTCTCCAAATAAAGCTAAAGAGTTGCTTTGAGAGTTCTTTGTATGCAGGAGTATCTTTACCACCTAACAAAGAAATGATTCTACTTTTGCAAATGCTTTGTAATTTTAATTGTTGTCCATGATCTATCGTTAAAGTATTTTCCAAACCATTAACTTTCACTTCCAACTTATCAACTCTTTGAGCTGTTTCTTCTTGAACTTTGACACTTAAAAGTAAAATTTCTCTATCAGTTTTTGGAATTTTTATTTGTTTTTCCATTTCTTCAAAACGATTAACATATTTAGCAGTAAAGATTACACCTTTTTCTCCAGTTAACTTGTTTGCTACCATTTCACAACCTTTCTTGGTTAATAAATAACAAGGTTGTTCTTTATTTTGATTATTTACATATGTGCTTGGTACAAAAAATTGATGACTGCTTAATTTTGAGCCGTCCAATATTTCAATATATTTTCTAATCTTTGATAATAAATTTTTATGTTCCATATCAACCATTTCAGCAACTTCTCTACTGTCGATCGTTTCAATTGCTGATGTGTTCATTAATTGATTATCCATTGTAAGCACATCCTTTCTTTTGTGCTTTTGCACCTTGAACATATCCAAATACAAAGAATTTACAAATTAAGTCAAAATGTCCTTTACTTGCTTTTTCTATTTTTCTAATATCTTCAAAAGTTAGATCATATCTAGTGTTTAACTTTCCTTTTGCATTTTCTATTGCTTTTAATGTGTTTAATTTTGCCATTTTATTTGCCTTCCTTTTCTTCTATTTTGATTGAATTTCTAGGCAAATAATGTTAGAATACTTTTGCCTAGATGGTGACATTCGTTAGTCGGTCAAAACTATTTACGAATGTCTTTTTTTGTTTTTAAATCTTTTTTAATTAGATTTGTTACATAGCCTTTAACAGTACCGTTAGAATGAATAGCTAATATTTTTAATTGTTTTGCTAATTCGTCTTCTAACTCAACAGTAACTCTTTTCATTCTCTCATCTCCTCTCTTTCAGTTCAAATTTGAACTACAACACAATTATAGTAATTCAATTTTGAAATGTCAATATTCAAATTTGAATTATTGTTATTCTTTTTATTCTATTGTAAAATAATAATGTAAGAGGTGATAATAATGAATGATATTTTTGTAGAAAGACTTTCTCAAATCATGAAAACTAGAGGGATAAACCAAAAAGACTTATCTGCACTTACAGGAATTAGTAAATCTGCTATTAGTCAATATCTTTCTGGTAAATTTTTTCCAAAAACAAAATACATCGAAATCATTGCAGAAGCATTAGATGTTGATGAAGAATGGCTTATTGGCAATTCTGAAGAAATGGCATCATTTGGAAACAATAAACATCGCTATACTTATTCTATTCCATATGCTAATTTTGAAAATAATTATTCAGAAAAAATAAGTTCAACAATTGATTTTTTTCAACAAAAGCAAATGCAAAAATTGTATGTTCAATTAGTGAATAACTTATCTTGCTTCAACGAAGAAGGACTTGAAAAAATATCTGACTATATGAATGACTTATTGCAAATAGATGCCTATATTTCAAAAAGCTCCCACTCCAATGAGTAGGAGCTTTTTTATATTTCAATCATTTCTAAGCCCTTTTCATAGTACCTATAGATTTGAGAATAGCTAAAACTCATATAATCCGGAATTTGAGATAAAGGAATGAATTCTAGGAAACGGTATTCTAACACAAATCTTGCTTTTTCATCTTTTATGCCTTTGATACATCCTTCAATACTCTTTAATTCTTTCTCTAATAGTGTTTTTTCTTCGATATAGGAGCATAAAGACTTTTTAGGACCATTTATACTCGGTGTGTATTTTACCGCTTGTATGCCTTGTATTTGATTTTTTACAAATTCTAATCTTTCTTTTTTATCCTTGTAAGATTTTAAATACTCTATTTTTTCTTTAGAATTCATTTCTAAACCTCCTGCTTTTTATTTTTCTTAACTTTTCTTAATCATTCATCAAAACCTATTCCCAATATAATCTAACAAACTTGGTTGATCTTTACACATTCTCAAAGAACAACGTTTCTTGTCTTGATTGAAATATTTACAAGATGGACATTTCTTACGATCAATTGGTTTTGCGATATCTTCTTTTCTCATTTGGAATTACCTTCATCTTTTTTTGGTGGACAATATTCTAAACACCAATCACTAGGTTCTTTACTCATGCAACAGCAAAGAGGAAAAAGTGGACACTTTCCTTCACATTCATTTTGAGAATTGCAATAATTTTGAATTGTTTGCAATGAAACATATTCATCTATGCTATTTATCCATATCATTCATCATAAACTCCAAAAATGTATTTTTTAATATTATCTTTTCCTGCTTCTTTAATAGCTTGGTCTATTAATTCATCATTGTCAAAAAAGATTATTCCTTGGCTTTGACAGGTATCAACTATAGTTTTTCTAATTAAATTATCCTCGTGATCATAAAAAAAATAATAATTACGTTCACCATTTTTAAATCTTCTTCTACCATACTTTAACAAAGTGGCTTCAACTCTACGTCTTTCAATCTCAAATTTAGCTTCTTCTTTAGTTAAGAAACAACTACCAAGCGATCTTCTTGCAATGTCGGTATCATAATTGTTCCATTTATCAGAAATAAACATCCCAAAAGAAGAAAAATACCAATATATATCGTCTTTTTTTAAATCCCACACCGTTTTAGGTTTAGGTGGAGTGAGAAACTCTTTTAACTTTTCCTCATCCACTTCGTATCCTTTGTATTTTTTTGCAATTTCTTCTACTTTAATCATTTTCATTACTACCTCCAGCATATAAATCAAATATATTGCAAACTAATTGAAGCGCATCTTCTTGTGCACTATCGTTTTGTGTGATATATTCACTGCCACATGGTTTTGCTAATTCATGATCTTTAGCATACGCATTTATTAGATTCATGATTTTTGATTCAATGTTCATTTTCTATTTCCTCTAACTTTCTCTAAATATTTGTTTTGTTTTTAAAAATGTATAAATATCAAGCTGTCTAACTTCGCCATTTCTATTTTTAGCAATATTAACGGTTACTTCTTGATAATATTTCTTTTGATCTTCGGGTGTTTCTCTATCTTTGCTTTCCTTTAGCAATAATACATGTGTTGAAGAGTTTTCTATTTCTCCTGATGATTTTAACGACGACATGCCTATGTTATTATTTTTAATTGACGCCCTATCAAACTGACTTGCCACAAAGATAATAAGATTGTTATCTAAAGCTAGATTTCTTAATTCTTTCATGCAATGTGTGACTTTGTCATATTCATTTCTACTGAAATTCCTATCTTTTGTTTCTAATAATCCGATATGGTCCACAAATATTACATTGCTCTTGTCTTGATCTAACGAATTAAGAACAATTGCTTTTAATTCTTCAATAGTTATAGAACCACTTTTGATGTAAGAAACATTGTCTTGTATTTTATCTCTTGCATCAGTATAGAAATCTTCATTAATAACATTCTTATCAAATTCATCCACTTTATGATTAGATGTAATTGCCAATAGCCTTTTAATCATTGTCTTAGGTGCTACTTCTAAATTGAAATAATGGCATTTGTATTTGTCTTTATCTTGCGATAATGATTTATACACGTTTAGCAAAAATGCTGATTTACCAAAACCACTTGTACCTGCAACAGTAATTAGATCAGTTAAGCCTATTTTCAAATAATGACTTAATATTTCAAAGTTCTTCACGATAATGCCTTGACTGTCATCCATTATCATTTCATCTATTGCTTCTTTGGATAAGCTTTCAACTTCCACCTCACAACTTAATTTGATGATTTCAGTTAATTTGTTGTAATATTCATCACTTGATAGTGTTGCTTTTGAATATTCTAGATGTCTTATCTCGTCTTTTTTGTAATCTTCTAAAATTAATTTAGCATAACTCAAAGCCATTGATTCTTTATCACAATCAGCATATAAATTATTTACATATATTTTTGTAATAAATTCTTTTGCATCATCAATTGACATATAGTTCAGCATAAGCTGAATATCCATTGACTTCTCATTTTTTAGATAACGATATATCTTTTGATAAAATTCACTTTTAAAATACTTATCACTGAATTTGATTTTGTCTACTATCTTTCTACAGTTGGATAAGATGCTTAATAGCTGGAATTCATTTTCATATCTTCTTGTAATATCAAACTCATTCATAACCATCCTTCGTCTTTAGCATCTTCTTTACTTCTTCCAGATCTTCCTGTTCTTGTAAGTAGACTTTGTACTTTTCAAAAGATTTTTCATAATCCCTGTATTTTTCATCTTCTAAAAACGTTCTTGGATACAACATATGCTGACGATCATTTTCCATTTCTTTTGAATATTCTTTAGCAGCAAAGATAATCAATTCAACTTCCTCTTTTGTATAACACCATAGTTGCCATTCTTTAAAACAGTCATCCTTAAAACCATGTTTTTTATATACATCCCAAAATCTCAAAAAGTCGGTGGTGTATGGTGTGCCACCACCATTCTTTTCATTCTTTATATTCTTATCATTCTTGTTAGTGGTTAGTTGTTGGTTAGGCGTTGGTTGGTTATTGGTTAATGTGTTGGTTACTGTTTGGTAATCATCATAATTATTTATTGATATAACAGTACCTTTGGGGCTTGTTGAGATGGTTAGCTCGTTGGTTAATTTTAAATGCTTTAATGCAGTCCTTACACTTTGTTCTGTTAATCCCGTTTCCTCAGCAATAATCTTCCTGCTGGTAAAGAAACTCCCTCGTTTTACCACATCCCCTTTATACCTTTGATCTTTATGATTTGCTTTTAATAAGCAATAGATAAAAACATGCAACGTACTTGAATCTTTAAACCATTCCCAATTCAGCATTGACCTATACAGTTTGAAAAAACCTAACTTTTTATTTTCCTCAAATGACATATTAACCACCATTCTCTTTCAATAATTCTACAATTCTATAACCTGTTTCCTCTTTCTTGCAAAAGTGAAACTCAACACCATATCTTTCTATTTGAGTATTCATCCCTTTGTACAACATTTCACCAGTCATAAAACGTTGATGAAACATACTGTTTGGATTCCACCACTTTTTAACATCTTCAATAGATTTTATTTTGTCATCTTCAATCAATAAAATAAGCTTTATTCCGTTTTCATTTGCTCTTATCATTTCACGTTTGAAACGTGCATGATCAGCACCCATATTTGCAGCATATTCTCTAATAGATTGTTTTCTATCAATTGCACATTTGATATTTGAAAATGACATATAATCACCAACATCAAGCTTTTTAATAAGATATTGAACACCTTGATTATCAAAGTGTTCAAATATCCTTTCAGTTTGACTTGGTTTTTCTCTTGTATCCACTTGAATCAGCATTAGAATTGAATATCATCTTCCATGATGTTGAAACTATCACTTGTACCAGTATTAGATACACTAGGATTAGTAGAAGCACTAGATGATGATTTATTTTTATCTACTGGTTCAATAGAATATTTGTGTTCTGCAATATTTTTAACAGTTGTAAAAGATGGAAAATCAGTTCCTTCTTTTTCATCACCAAACTTATCAGTATAGATATTCTTTTTGTAAATGACACCAACCAATTTACCTTTTAAATCGTTTGTTTCATTATTCCATTTAAATGCTTGATTTGATTCTTCTAAATAATTTAATAGATCCGCAAATGCATATTTAGCACCTGTATATTGAAAATTAAAATTCACTACAGCTTTTTTATTCCATTTATCTGGAACAAATTTTGTTCCTCCACCAGCTTGTTGATATTCTTTTAAATAAACATCCTTGAATTCTCCTTGAGCAATGTCAAAGAAAACCTTAATTGTTTCTCCTTCCATGCCAACATTAACGATTTTTCCTACATACCCTCCTGGTTGTAAGAACTTTCTTTCATATTCTTTTCTGTTGAAATTTAATTGCATTTCTTTTGTCTCCTTCTATTTGATTTGAATGTTTTGCTTTTCTTCTAAATGACAATAATTACTCATATTGTCTTTAAGCCACTTCTTAATGGCTGTTTTATCCAATGATTCAGTTACTTTGGTTTTGTATAAATCAGTCAAACCTTTTTCCTTGAAATCATTCAATAAAGCTACTGCATCATCAATTGCAACTGATGTTGACTTTCTAAAACTGATAACAACTCTTGGTGTTTCAATCTTCTTAATGCCATTTTCTAGCATAAAACTAGATAAGAAAGTTTTGGTATTGTTTACCTTGTTTTCTAAAACCTTTTTTCTTTCCGTTAGCGCTTTGATTTCATCATCTAAAGCTTTTACATCACTTTCACGATTTTTATTGATTAAAGCTAAATATGAGAGTTTTTGCTCCATATTTTCATTTAATTGTGTGAAGAGAATTGGATCAGTAATTTCTCCAGTTTCTTCATTTACAAGATTTTCAATTTCTTGTGGAATTTCATATAACTTCATTTATTTTTCCTCCTTTAAAATTTTAATTAATGCTATTGCGTTATTGATTGATAAAGATGGTTTTGTAATGCATCCATCAACCAATTTATAAAAATCATTGCCCATATCAAATTTAACGTAGTCTCCAATTTTTACATCATCAACATAGTGATATTGGTTATGTGTACAATTCTTTTCTTCTTGAGTAAGCTTCTTTTCAAACTTGATTAAACTAATTGAATTGGTAAGTTTTAATTCCAAAGCTCTAATACCTAGAGTTGATAAGCTATCTTTAACAATCCAATTATTTTTGTTTAGAATGAATTCTCTTCTTTGATCATTATTCTTGAGCATTTTCTTCAACTCCTAATCCGTAATATTCTCTGATAACCTCATCTACTTTTTTTAGATCATTATCAATTTCTTGTTCTTCAAACATTCCCATTGATGTTTTAGCGGTAGTAGTACCATCACTGTTGGTTACGAAAACATGATTACCATCAATGATTTTTGCAAATAATACATTTTCAAATAATGCTTCAAATGTACCTAATTGTGTATCAATCAATTTACCTGCAGTAATTGCTCTAGATTTTCCTGTATTTGTATCAACTTCAACATGATTCAAAAAGTAAACAATGACATCATCATTTAATGTTTCAATGTAATTTTTTAAGTCAATCATATGGCCTGCAATTTCATTGTATTTTGCATAGCCACCTTCTTTTGCTCTTTGTTGTTGTTCAAAGAACATAAGATAATCACTGTCATCAATAACAAAGGTTTTAACCTTATCTTGGTATTTCTTCATTGATTGTTTGATAACTTCATAACGTTCTGAATAAGCAATATTTGTCATTTTGATAACATTGATATTGCTTTTAAAAGGAAGTCTTGACTTATGCAAGCTAAATACTAAAACTTCACTCTTATTAAAATTTCTTAAAGAAGCTGATTTGCCAGCTCCACTTTCACCATTGATTAAAACTGCTAAACCCATTTAAAATTCCCCCAATTCTTTGTCTATTTCTTTGATGATTTCCTCTTGATCATCAAGAGCATCATCTAACTGTCTTCTTATTTCTGATAGAATACTTTCAAAAGGTTTAATTGTAATTCCTAAACCCACATCATTATTAAGTAGGTCTTCTACACCTTTTAAAAAGTAATCTATGCCACTGATTTCCTTTTGCCATACATCAAGCTCTTCTAAACTGTTTTTTAATTCTATTACTGTATTATTGATACTGTTTCTAGATTCAATTAGATTTTCATCTGTCATATCGTCCATTTTTAAGCATTCCTTCATATTTAGAAAGTTCTTGATTCAACGAACTACTTAAACTGAAATCAGCACTATCCCAATGATCTTTCATATCTAATAGAAACACCTCGTGTTTTAGATGTTCTATCTTTTCTTCTAGCTGCTTCCTGGTCACTAATTTCACTCCCTCTTGATGTAAATTTCTTTATATTTAACACCAAAGCTATTACTTTGATGTTCCACCCATACGTCAATCACGTTATTTTTAACTGCTCCTCCACAATCTTCAGCCACGTAAATTTGGCCATCAATCATGATTTCACTTCCATATGGGATTATTTTAGGGTCTACAGCGATTGTATGATTGACTTGAGCTCTAACTCCTGTAGCGGTTAGATCTCCATACTCATCTTCTCCGTACCAATATGCGGTAATTCTAAAGACCCCTAGAGCTTTTCATTTAGAAAGCTCTTCAACTTCTTTTTGTAGTTGATCTTTTTCAACCGCCATACATTCATACATTGCTTTGTACTTTGTATATTCTTGAAGCTGACCTTGCATATCATTGAGTTCATCCTTGTACAACTCAATTTGTTTACTTTGTTCTTCATACTTTGCTTCTACTGATTTAGCTTGAGCATAACCAGTTCCTGCAAAGATTAAACTTGCTACACAAGCACCAAACAATGTAACCTGTGCTTTTTGTGTTAATTTCATATTTGCAATTCCTCCCGAATTTGTATATAATTTATGTGCTATGTTGTGCGCTCGTTTGTTTTGACGAGTGCTTTTTTTCATTTAAAGAATTAAGCAATGCAATGATTAATTGCTCACTAGGACTTTTACTGAACTTATTCATATAGTCCTCAAACGCTTTCCTTGGAATGTGTACGTTTCTTCTAGTACCAGATATTGCAACACTTCCAGGAAAACATCCTTGTTGAATTGCATTGATTATGAATTCTCTACTCTTGTGAGTAATCTTCATGACTTCTTCAACTGAAATGTTGTTTTCATCCATGATTTATCCCTCCTTTCATAAAGCTCTAACCAAAATTGCTAAACAATTACCAACAAAACAAGAAACTGTAATAACTGCTACTATACCTTTAGATGTCATAACTTACCCCTCCTTTTTGCTTTGCTAATAGTTCTTGCTAATTCCCGCCATGATTTTTCATACCAATAACGATCTCTTTTTAAATAAATCAGCATGATTATTAACAGCACATTAAGTAAAATTGAAATACATAAAATCCATTTCATAACTACTTATCCTTTCTAATTAAAAACTTCACCAAATACTTGTTTATGCAATTTGTCGTGTTCATCTTTGGAAATAAGCTTCAATTCATAGGCAGTAGCAAGAACACCACATAAATACATGTATTGGTTATTTACAGCGCCATAGCATGTATCAAGATTCGATTGTTTTTCTTGACATTCTTCAATTAAACAATCTTCAAATTCTTTTCTTGCTTCATTTCTTTTTTGGATTTGTTCATCAAGGAAATCCTTTTCAAATTTAATTTTCTTTTTGATAACTTCAACTTGTTCTACTTTAGTCATAACTTTTTTCTCCTTCCCACTACTGACCATCAAGGAACCAACCTCTATTACAAAATGAAAACTTCACATATTGTATTAAAAAGAAATTTGTTATTAATTTGGTGTTTCTATGATCATCAACTTTAGGAATCTAATAAAATAGGCTTTGCTAGAGATTGATTCCTGGATGATCAGTAATTTATTTAATTGTTTTCGACATCTTTCATCTCTTTCTTTATAATTAAGTTATCGGTACGGCAATATCGAAATTTAACTAGAAAGCGAGGTGAAAATAATGAAATTTAACATCCCGAAGGTTGATATTCCAAAACTTGATGTTCCAAACTTTGATAGTTTTCGCTCAACCCCATCAATAGAAATGCCAAAACTTCCTGAAATAAAACCAGCACCTATTGTTCCTAATCAAGAAAAGCAAATAAAATTAATGACTGATATGGTTAATAAACAATCAGAAATGATTAACCAGCAAACCGAATTAATTAAAAAACAAAACGAATTAATTGCTCTAATACGTGAAGAAGCAATTTCATCATCAAAGCAATCTAGATTAGCAATGTGTTTAACTCTTATTGGTCTAATTACAGGTTTTATCCAAATCATCCCCACATTAGCCTCATGGATAAAAGGATTACTGTTACTGCTAGAAACGATATCGAAATAGAATTATTTTTAATTGACTTTTCATTAGCGATAACTGTTAACTGTAACTTTGCAATATCTTTCTCAAGTTCTTGAACCCTATTTTCAAGAGCTTTTATTTTTTCTTCCATCCTATGCCTCCTTGTTATACTTCTAATGCTAACTGCTCAATGATTTTCTTATCTGTATAAGACAATTGCCAGTTTTCAATAAACTCCAAAGCCTTGTCGAAATCCTTAGCTCTAAATTGACTTCTTGTTTTAATTCCGATAAAACAATTCAAATCACGATTAATTGCTCTATAAACTTGACTGTTTTGTTTTTGAGCAAGATCCATATTCAGCTCACTCTTAACTTGTTTTACTTTTTTCTTGATTGCTCTAGAGATATAGTTGTACTCTCCTGGATTCAATAATTTATTTTCTTCCAACTCTGTAATTCTTCTATCACATACAGCAACTTTCTCATTTGTTTGGGTTTGGGCCTCAAACATTAATTTTAATGCTCCCATTGGATCATTAGGAATTTCATATCTTCCAGTTTTTCTTAATGTTGGTAATACTTCACTTGTTACCCAATGTTTGAATTTTTTAGCAGTTGGTAATTTGCTTGAAAGTATCAAACTGTAAAGTCCACTTTCATTAATAATGGTTGTCATTTGTTTTCCGCTAGGTGATACCATTTCGGTACTACCTCTATCTTCTTCATCAACATGTCTATTGATGTCACGACTACCATTTTTATAACCTAAAATATTTGTCACATCTTTCCCGACAAACCAGGGTTCACTACCAATAATTAAACTTCTTACTTCTCCAAATTCTTTATTTTGGAATACTTTTAATTCATTCATACGATCATTCCTTTTTATATTTTTCTATTTACGGTTTTACCGTTATTTTGTGGCAAAAAAATAAGTTGATTATAAGTGACTTCATACACCTCTTCAATTCTTTTAAGAGTTGGAATATCTGGGTATGATTTACCTCTTTCATAGTTTGATAATGTATCTTCACTAATACCTATTTTATTTGCAGCTTCCTTTTGCGTTAATTTCAATCTATCGCGAGCTGTTTTTAGTGTATATTTTTCCATTTCTCTTCCTCCTTTCATGTATTACTATATTACGGTTTTACCGTTATGTCAACGGTATTTCCGTATTTTTTTATTATTTTATTGAAAAAATTACGGTTTGTGCGTATAATATGAATAAAGAAAGGAGATTAAAAAAAATGAGTGACTTAGGAAACAAGCAAATAATGGCAAAAAATATAAAAAAATATATGAATTTGCATAATAAAACTCGTAATGATATTTGTAATGATTTATCTATTTCTTATACTACTTTTGCTGATTGGGTAAATGCTAAAACTTATCCTAGAATTGATAAAATAGAATTATTGGCAAATTATTTTAATATAGAAAAATCCGATTTGGTTGAAGATAAAGAAAATTCTTTAAAAGAAGTACCTGAATTAGTTGTAATTAATAAAGCAATGAAAAAAATGACACCTGATCAAAAGAAAAAGATGATGAATATTTTAAAAGCTAGTTTTGAGGAGGAATTTAATGATAGTTAATTTCAATTATAGTGGCACGTTTATAAATTACTCACTTGCGTACGATTGTTGTGCAAAAGTTATCGCAGAAAATAATCTATATTATCCCTTAGATACATTTAGTTTGGTACAAAGTTATGGAATAAAAGTTGTTTCTTATTCTAAATTGAGTTCTCATCCTGATACCAGTTTTCAAGAAATTGTAAATAGTTTTTCATCTTACGGCTTTCTAAGCCGTGATAAAAAAACTAATAGAGCAATTATCTACTATAATGATACGAATGCTAAAGAAATAATTAATTTTACATTACTTCATGAACTAGGGCATTATTTAATGAATCACGAAAAAGAATGCAAAGAGAACGAAAATCTTGCAAATTGTTTTGCACGTAATTTGGTTGCACCGGCAAGCATTTGCTTTAAATTAGGACTAGTAGACCCTTATAAGCTAAGTGATTATTTTCATATTTCTTTATCAGCAGCCAATGTTAGGTTAGATTTTCTTCAACGTGATCTTAACAATATCAACAAGTTAGGAAAACACCCTATGTTGTATTATAAATCATTAGCTTATGTTTAATATAAAAATTTTGAAACTATAACCATTAATCAAATAGATCTACCATAAAAAATTAATAACACATAATATAAACAATTAGAGGAGGATTAAACATTGGTAAAAAGTATTTTTGAACTAGAAAGAAGATTTGATTTTAATAAGGAATTTATCCGTTTAATCAACCTGTTAGATGTAAGAATTTACGGAAATAAAAACTATAGAAATCAAACATTTTGGGCTATTGCTGATATTAATTTTTCAGAATGGCGATACAGACTTACTGCAACAAACATTTCACAATACTTTGAAGATTTAGATATTGATTTTAATAATATTTCTTCTTGTGATAACACTCATAAAATGTATGTTCTTCAATTCATTGATTCATACATTATGTTTTTAATTTATAACTTTAAAATTGATTATTGTATCGATTTAGAAAGACAAGTTTATAAACCATATTTAACTGTACTTAAAAATATAGGTCATATTATATCAAAATTAAATTTTAAAAGAGATATCGATAAACAAAATGGAACTGTTACATATATAAAACGTGATGCTGATACTGACAGTATATTATCAATTATTGAAAATGAAGATGATTTGAGATTAGCATTACTTGAATATAATGATTTTAGAATTGAAAATGATATAAATGAAAAAAGAATTATTTTAAAAAAATTAGGTGATTATTTAGAACCAAAAAGAAAAGAATTTAACTCTATTAATAAATCATTAACTGATGATATATTCTACATGCTAAACAAATTCTACATAAGACATAATAATGATGGAAATATTAAATTTGATTCTAATGGTGATTATATCAAATGGTATGATAAGCTTTTTAAAATGATTATTCATTTAATTAGAAGTAAATATATTTTTGATGTTCAAAAGGAATTGAAAGATTATAAAAAATAGTCATCAAAGGAAGAAGAAAAAATGGCAGTAAATAATGAAGTAATTTTAAGTTGGACTTTTTTAAAAAAGGTTGAACCAGACAAAGCAATGAAAGAAATATTAGTAGAAGGAGAAGAAATCTTACAATGTTATCAAACTGTTAGAGATCAAGCAGCACTAACAAATAAAAGAATTATTATCATGGACAAACAAGGAATGACGGGAAGCAAAGTAGAAATATATTCATTACCTTATCGTTCTATTGATATGTGGTCGACAGAGAATGCAGGTAAATTATTTGATATTAATGCAGAGCTTGAACTTTGGACTAAAGCAGGTCACTTTAAAATCAAAGTAAATTCTAATTGTGATATAAGAGAATTTGACCAAATCTTAGGTAAAGCAATACTTAGTAATCAATAAAGTTTAGAGAGAAGAGGATTAAGGAAATGGAAAAGAAAAAGGATTTATTAAATTTATAGAATTACCAGCAAAGGAGGTTTCAATGAAAAAGATAAAAGATTTTATAAAACGTAATTATCTAATAATTATAGCAGTTATTTGTTTCTTTGCATTTATTCCACCTATCACTAATCTATTAGTTACAACGCCATCTCCAATTGGATTTATTACTCCTGATACTCAAGAAACATGGATTGGATTCTTTGGATCTATCATAGGTGGTGGTACTACTTTATTTGGTGTTTGGTGGACTATTAAAAAACAAAAAGAGCAAAGGCGAAAAGATTTAGCGATACAATATAAGCCCTTCTTAACAGTATTATTAGATAAAGAACATATACACAATTATCCAATAGTACACAAAATAGATTTTGATAAAGAAGATTGCGATGGGTTATATAAAATTAAAATAGGGAACTGCAATGATGCTTCATCAAATAAAAAACTTTTTCCTATTATAATTAATAATATAGGAGAAGGTGAATGTTATGTAAAACTAGCAACTCGTCCCTTTTATGATGATGCTAATGGTATCAAATTTGAAGAAATTACCGATAAAACAATTTATCAATTTGATGAAAATTGGTCTACTGTTATAGTAAGAAAGAAATCAATTACAATCAATTTATATGTTTATTATGATGTATCTGAACAAATAAGCGGTGAACTCTCTTTAGATTTTAGATTAGAATCATACGACATGTTTGAAGAAATTCATTATGATAATACACTCCACGTTTATTTACTTGTTAAGAATGTTGAAAATTCTAATAATATCGAAGTATTTATAAATTCATTATCAATTGAAAACAAGATTATTGAAGGTGATGTATAAATCATTAGAAAATAAAAACTCTCCCCTAAGGGAGGAAAGCAAGGAGGAATATGAATGAAAAAATTTTTAATTACAATAAAAGAAAGCATATTTAATCGCGTAACTTTTAAAACGATTGTTGCTGCTACTTTTTTAATAATAATTGGCGCTGTATGCTCATCCCTTGTTTCTGAAAACATCGCAAATACAATATATTGGCCAATTATAACTAGTGCAATAGTATTAATTATTGATAAAAGTGAAATAGAATATACCGAAAAAAAACAAAAAAAGAAAAATACATTACATACCAACACTATTCCACAAAAACTCATTAAAGATAATTTAAAATTATCCAACAAATTATCTAATTTAGAGAAAGAAAACAAAGTTTTACATGATGAAATCAATGATATAAAGCAACAAAATGAAGAAATCATCAAATTACTAAAAGAAAGCAATCAAAAAAATGATTGTGTTATAAGTAGAATAGCAAAGAAAATTAAGAAGTAAGGAGAAACATTATGAAAGATACAAAAAACTACGGACCTGATTGTCTAGGTCAAGTTATTAGAATTATTGACGATACTGAAATCATTATAAATGTAGGCAGTTTTTATTTAACTGTTGGTGATAAAGTTATCGTTTATACTACTGGTGATACGATAAAAGATCTTGATGGAACAGATTTAGGTGTATACGAATATGATAAAGCTACTTTAAATGTTATCACAACAACTGATAATTATTCTATTTGTAAAACTGATGCAATTTATCAAAAAGCTTCTTTTGGAATACCACAACCAATTACTGAACAAAAAATGTTTACTGGATATGCACACATATCAATTGATAAGGGTCAAGTAGAGCCTATTAATATCGAAAATAAAAATACTGTGCAAATTGGTGATCCTGTAAAAAAAGGTGTAAAAAAAGGTTGATAATTTAAAATCAACTGTATATAATGATAGGGAACAGAAATGGTTGCATTCGATGCGACTAGTGAACTCCCTATCGTAAGATTGGGGGTTTTTACTTTATATGGATACTACTATCACATACGATAAACCATTTAAGACTTATAACGAACTTATAGAGCTCTTGAGAGAACGAAATGTAATTATTACCAATGATGAAGCAACTAAAGAATTATTATCAGATTTAACATACTATGACTTAATAAACGGTTATAAAAACTTATATCCTTACGATGAGAATGATAAATTTACCATTCCTATTCCGTTTTATGAGTTTTATTCCTTGCATACATTTGATACACTTATCAATAATATAATTTTTAAATACATTTTATTAATAGAAAAATCATTAAAATCAAAAATATCATACACTGTTTCAGAAAACTATGGTGTAGAAACGAAGCTTAATAATTATAATACACCAACTGATTACTTGAACAGAAAAAATTATAGAAATAACGCTCAAAGAGATAATATTTTATCCCAAATAAAAGAAAGTACAATTAAATCAAAAGATGAGAGTATTCGTCACTATATAAACAATCACAATCATTTACCTTGTTGGATTCTTATTAATGGTATTTCATTTGGGTTGACTATTAAATGGTATAACATTTTAAAACCAGTCAATAAAGATTATGTCTGTGAGAACATAGTACATAATGAAGATTTAACGCTAGATCAAAAAAAAGAATTTCTAAATAAAGGATTAACCATTTTAAGAAGGTATAGAAATAACATTGCACATGGACACAAGGTATTTACAGGCAACATAAAAGAAGAATTGCCTAAAAATCAAGTACTGATTGTATCCAATGGCCTAATAAGCAACAAAGACTACCTAAACGGCATAGGTAAAAATGACTTGTTTGCTGTAATTATTATAATGGCGACATTATTGAATAAAAGATATAAAGATATGTTTCTATTCGAAATTATTAATATATTAGAAGGATTTGAAAAATTAGAATTGTCTACAGGCAAAGGTATACTAGAAATATTATCCCTTCCTAATGATTTTATTGATAAATTAAAGCAATTAAAAGAAAAATAAAAAAACTCCCCTGCTACCAACAGGAGAGCAAATTCAAGGTACTACCAATACCTCAAATAAAAAGAACCATACCAAAAGTCCTTTTACGTACTCAATTTTACCACATAGAGCACGTTCAAGGCAAATATAATTGAAAGGACGTGTTTTTATTATGGCTAGAAAAGTCACATATAAGCGTAGACCGAATAATAGTGGTACAGTAGTAAAACTATCAGGTAAACGTAGAAAGCCCTACTGCGCTAAAATTTCAAGTGAAGAACGTGACATAGTTACAGGAAAAAAGAAACAAGTAACTATTGGTACTTTTGAAACTGAATTAGAAGCATTAAACGCCTTATCACTTTATCATTTAACTGTTAATAAACAAATTAACGATAAAGAAGCAAATGAATTATCTCCTGATATATTTAATAAAGTCAAAGAAAAACATGATAACAAAGTACCAACATTTAAAGAAATATTTGATATCTTAAACAAAGAAGAATTTTCTTTATTATCAAGTTCAGCACAAACTGGTTACAATTCATGGATCAAACATTTCAAACAAATATATGATAGAAAAATTACAAATATATCCTTACAAGATTTACAATTTGTATTTGATAATGACAAATGTGGAAAAGGTACAAAAGACCACATGAAAATACTTTGTACAAAAGTTTTCAAATACGCTGTCATTCATCAATATATCAGTCGTGATGAAGATTATACTGAATTTATTACTTGTGGAAAAAATCAGGAAAGTACAAAACATTATGCATTCTCTATGAATGAAATTAAACGTATTAGAGATGATAATAGTGATATAGGTAAAATTATACTCATCTACATTTTTAGTGGATTACGTGCAAATGAATTGCTAAATATTAATAGAAAAGATATACATATAGATGAAACTTGCAATGATGATGGTATTGAAAGAAAAGTATCTTACTTTGTAACTGGTTCGAAAACAGATACAGGTAAAAATAGAATTGTACCAATCCATAACTTTATTAAACCTTATGTAGAAGAATTGTTGCTATGTAAAGGAAAAAGATTAGTAGATAGAACTTATAGTAGTTTAAAATATAGTTTTTTTGAACCTTATATAAAAGAAATGAAAATGAAACATACTATGCATGATACAAGAGTAACATTTACTACTCTTTGTCAATTGAATAATGTTGATGTATTTTGTAGAAAAAGAATACTAGGACATAAAATGAAAGATATTACCTTCGATACTTATACCGATACGATTATTAATAGATTATATGTTGAGATAAACAAAATCAAGGCTTAAATATTTGTTACTTATTTGTTACTAATTACGTACCTTTAGTAATATTTAATCATCCAAAAGCCTTGATATTACGTCATTTCTACTACAAATTTATTTCATAATATGAAACATAAAAAGAGAAGATTTAATAATCTCCTCTTGTATGAAATTCTTTTTTGTTTCCAGTTACTTGATGTCTTTCTTTAAGTTTATTTTGAATATCTTCTAAACTGACACCTCGATCATTCATTAAAACAAAAGTGTGGAATAATAAATCAGATATTTCTCCAACCAATTCTTCCTTATTATCATTTTTTGCTGCAATAATTGTTTCGCTTGCCTCTTCACCCACTTTTTTACAAATCTTATCAACCCCTTCATTCAATAAGTAATTTGTATAAGATTTTTCAACTGGATGAATTTTACGATCAGCAATTGTTTTTTCCAATTCTCTAAAAATATCTCTTGCATCATAAGCTTGTACTTCATTAAAGAAGCATGAATAAGCCCCAGTATGACAAGCCGCTCCTGTTTGTTTGACATAAATCAATAAAGTATCTAAATCACAATCTAAATACATTCCTTTAATATCTTGAAAATGTCCTGATTCTTCTCCTTTATGCCATAACTTTTGTCTGCTTCTTGAATAAAAAACAGTTTGTTTAAGTTCTAACATTTTATCATAAGCTTCTTCATTGACATAAGCTAACATTAATACTTCTTTTGTTTGATAATCTTGGACAATTGCTGGAATTAATTCCATTTTATTAAAATCTGGTCTCAT